GTACTGCAAGTACGATTGGAGTAGGAACTGCTTTTGTTGGAGTATCAACTATTTCCGATTTTTATTTTAAGAATAAAAATTATATCAATTTTAAATCTGCTGGAGATGGGATTCATTCTTTCAACTACCCAGAAATCAGAGTAGTTGTTGGTGGAAAAAGTGGAATTTCAACATCATCCACTTCTGATAATCAAGCAATTTTAAGACCGATAGTAAAGGGTGAAATAAAATCAACATTTGTCCAAAGTGGTGGATATAATTATGGTTCGGAAGAAATCTTAAACTTTAATAGGCAACCTCTAATAACTGCTCCAACTGGATCTGGAGCAGAATTGCTTCCAATTCTGCTCGATGGTAAAATTGATAGAGTATTTGTCATAAGTCCTGGTAGTGGATATGTTTCTGTACCAAGTATTAAAATAACTGGTTCAGGAATAGGAGCAGAGTTAATACCTATTATTAAAGATGGACTTATTACAGAAGTAAAGGTTTTAAAAACTGGAATAAATTATACTTCCGCAGACTTGGAAGTTATTCCCTCCGGATCCGGAGTTGAATTTCTTTCAACACCTAAAGAATGGACGATCAATGTAGTTGAAAGAAGTTTACAAACAAATCAAATTAGTGATGATGATGGAATACTTTCCGATTCAATTAATAGTGAATTAGGTTTTCAGTATACACATGCGTATGCTCCAAGAAAATTAAGAAGAACAGTTTCCTCAAGGCAAATTGTAAATGGCGAAATTTCATTCTCACCTGATTTAACACTTTCTGGTGGAAGAGAATCTACATCTAAGTATCACTCTCCAATTATCGGATGGGCTTATGATGGAAATCCAATATATGGTCCATATGGATACTCTTCCATAACTGGTGGTTCGGCAAAAATATTAAAGTCGGGGTATAGACTTGTACTCTCATCTGGCAGACCATCAACCTCAATTTACCCCGAAGGATTTTTCATTGAAGATTTTGTATATCAATCTAATGGAGATCTTGATCAATATAATGGAAGATTTTGCTCTACTCCAGAGTTTCCGAATGGAACATATGCATACTTTTCTACAATTAATGACTCAATTATAGAATCATCTGGGACGTTTAAAAATTATAGAAAACCAGTATTCCCATATTTTATAGGAAATCATTATAAATCAAAATTAAATGAATATAATACATCTCCATTATCTAATCAAGATAATATCGATCTAAGTAATACTAAAGTCTTTAGAAATGTAACTCCTTATAACTTATCCTCTCAAAATAGTGGATATGATTATTTGATAAATCCAAATGAAATTAAAAAACAAGAATCGATAATAAGATTCTCTGGACGCGGATCTATTGGATCTATTGGTATAGTAACTGGTGGGTTTAATTATAAAGTTGGGGACGTAGTTGAATTTGATAATATTGGATCTCAGGGAGATGGAGCTTCTGCTGAAGTATCTACTATAAAAGGTAAAGAAGTAAATTCAGTTCAATCTTCATCCGTTTCGATTGATGGAGTTGAAATTATTCAACTTGGTAATGGTGGAATGGTTGGATTAACTACAACTCCACACAATTTAATGTCAGGAGACGTAGTTTCTTTAACTGGATTTAGCACTTTTATAGGTCAAGATATTTTTGTAGGTTCAGTATCTACTACCTCCAACAGAACCAATATGAGCATTTCTGTTGGAGTTGGAACTACAGGAATTACTGGAATTGTAACATATTTTAGTGTGAGAAATGCCGATTTCAGTTTTCCAAATTTACGTGCAAATGATATCTTATCTGTTAACTCGGAAAAAGTAAGAGTTCTAGAAACCGATGAAAATGCTTCTAGAATTAAAGTATTGCGAGAAATAGATGGAACAACTGGAGTAGAGCACGGTGTTGGGTCTGTACTGGCAATTGATTCTAAAATTTTGAGTTTTGCTTTGAGAATACCAGATTCTAACGAAAGATTTAATAGGGAGATTTATTTTAACCCAGTAGAAAGTATTGGAATTGGAACACTATCTACCGTAGGGTCTGGAACAACATTATTCTTCTCAAATCCAGGTACAGGGAAGACAACTTTTTACATTCCTACCAGATCAATATACTTACCTAACCACGATTTAGAAACTGGAGATGAATTAATATATTCATCAAATGGAGGAACTCCTATAACAGCATCGACAAATGGAATTGCTACATTCCAATTGTTTGATAATCAAACTGTTTTTGTAGCAAAAATAAATGACAATTTAATTGGAATAGCAACTCATAAGGTTGGATTGGGAACCAATGGATCTTTCATTGCTTTAGATAGTTCAATTAATTCAAGTACATTATACTTTACTAATAATGGATCTGGAGATATTCATAGTTTTGAAACTAATTACGATGTTCTCACTGCTGACCTAACTAAAAATTCTGTTACGGTATCAACGGCAGCAACTCACGGATTATCGATCGATGACTCTGTTAATATTTCTTGTACTTCTGGACTTTCTACAACCTTTATAGTAAATTATAATGATCACAATAGAAGACTTTTAATTAATCCAAAATCTTTTGAGATTGGAGATGTAGATGCATCATTAGATACGATTTATATTCAATCTCACGGTTATAGAACCGGACAAAAAGTTATTCATACATCAACGGCACCTGCAGGTGGACTTGAAAATAATCAAATTTATTACATTATTAAAGATGATGCTGATAGGGTTAAACTTGCTAAAGTAAGAGAAGGACAACCTGTTGATATTACTAGTGCATCTCAGGGGACTTTATCTTTGATAAATCCACCTATTTCTGCTGTTCATGGACAACAGGTCATTTTTGATCTTTCTGATAGTTCTTTATCATATCCTATAAATTTTGTAAATTATCCAGCGTTTAAGTTAAAATTCTATACAGATCCTGAATTTACAGACGATTTAAATCCAAAGAATGAAAAGGGAGAAATTGTCATTACTGAGAATGGAAAAATTGGCGTAGACTCTGATGCCAATGTAATTCTTAAGGTATCTAAAAATTCTCCAAGAGAAATATATTATAATTTGGTTCCAATAGATCTTGATATTAATGAAAAAGAAAAATTAGAAATAATATCTGATCCAGAAGATATTATACACAAAAATAGATTATTTGTTGTTGCAAGTGTATATGCAGGAACACATAGTATTGTTGGAACTGCAGATACTAGTTTTACTTACAATATACTCAAAAAACCGGAAAGTGATTCTTATGTAAAAGAAAATTCATTTATATCATATGATACAAATTCTAAAAACATTTCTGGAGAGATATCCAGTATTTCTATTATATCTGGAGGAAGAAATTATAAAAAACTTCCCAAGTTTAAAACAATCAAAAGTGATCAAGGATCTGAAGCTGTTTTAGAATTTGATAGCACGACGATAGGAAGATTATCTAATACGGAAATTGTAGACATTGGATTTGATTATCCCTCAGATACTACGTTAAGACCAACAGCAAAGGTTCCAAATATTTTAAAAGTTGAATCCAATTCACGATTCAAAAAAATTGGAATTTCTTCGGTTGGTAGTAACTATACAATCGCTCCTAGTTTGATCGTTTTAGATGCATTAACAAATGAAGTAATTGATGATGTTGATTTAGAATATGAAATTGGTGATAAAGAAGTTTCTATTATTAGAAATACAACCAAATTAAGTGGAATAGTACCGAAGATTATTCCAACCAATAACTCAAATGGAGTTGGTATAAATTCAATAACTTTTAATGAAGTAACAAAAGATGTTATTGTTGGTTTAGGAATAAGTTATAGTAGTGAATCTGATTTCCCATTCTCTGTAGGTGATAAGGTACTAATAGAAAACATAAATGTTGGAATTGGAACAGGTATATCAAAGGGTTACAACTCATCAGATTACAAGTATTCGTTATTTACTTTAACTTCAATTCATCCAAATATTGGTGGAGCAAACGGAACTGTAACTTATAGTTTAGATTCTTATGTAGGACCTGGAGAAAATCCAGGAACTTTTGATCCAAGTGAATCTGCTGGATTAATTACACCGGAAAAATTCTTCCCAACCTTTGATGTAGAAATTGAGGGAGGTAATTTTAATATTGGAGAAGAAATTGTATCACAAACAAAGAAAGGAATCGTTGAGAATTGGAATTCCGATAGTGGATTACTAGCAGTATCTACAGTTGAGGATTTTGAAGTTGGTGAGTCAATAAGAGGAATTTCATCAAAAACTCAAGCAGATATTCAAAAGGTAACTTCCAGTGAAGGTAGTTATAAGGTTTCTTCATCCTCAATAGTCAGAAAAGGATTCCAACGTGAAACTGGATTTTTAAATAGTGATACTCAAAGACTTCATGATAGTGATTATTATCAGTATTTTTCATATGCACTTAAATCAAAAGTACAATATGAAGATTGGAATGACTCTGTTAGTGCTTTAAACCACACTGCTGGATTTAAAAAATTCTCTGATTTAATTGTGGAATCAGTTCCAGTATCTTCTGGTATATCAACTGATCAGAATTTTGGTGAGTTATCTGTAATATCAGATTTTATTAGCGAGATTGATTTAAATTGCTATAATGACTATGATCTGGCGACTGAAAACAATCTATCTTTTACAAATCAAAGTATTTCTAATAGAATAAGATTCAATTCTTCAACTTTACAAGATTTCTTTGAATCTGTTGGCAATAGAGTTTTAACCATTGATGATATAAGCAGTCAGTTTAATAGCAATCCAAGGTCAACAAAATTCAGTGTTGTTGATACTTTTAAGGCATCCGAGATTAGATCCAAAAAATATTTTGCATATATCTTTGACAGAAGATTTATAGGTGAAAAGCAATTTAGTATCGCTTCATTAATACATAATGATAATTTTGGATTCTTGAATCAATATGGAACGGTATATTCTGTATCTGATTTGGGATATTTTGATTTTATTGTTGATGGATTAGATGCTCAATTACTCTTCTTCCCAAATAAGTTTAAAAATAACGATTATTCAATTAATTTAATATCATTTGACATTAAAGACTCTATTTCTGGAATAGGATCTACAGATTTAGGTGATAGTGTAAAGATCAAGAGTAGCACAAAAACTCTCGCTTCTGGTACTAGTACAAGCACAAATTTAATTGGAATCAACTCGACAAGCAGATCATCGAAGATTGTATTACAATATGGTGCTGTAGATAATTCTTACTTTGAATATGATGAATTAACTTTAATTCATGATGGAACTACAGTGGATATTCTGGAGTATGGTCAATTATCAACTGACACGTTGTTAGCACAAGGATCTATAGGTCTGGGCACTTATAATGCATATTTGTCCGGATCAGAACTTAAGTTAGATCTGACTCCAAATGTAGGATTGGGAGTAACTGTCAATGTAAATGCTGTTTCCATAGAATTAGCAGATAGTAGTTCCTCTACAATCGGATCTGAAGTATTAAAGACTGGTAAATTAGAGTCTGCGATTACTTCAATTGCCTCATCTACCTCTCCAGTTTCTACAGTTATAGCAGAATATGAAGATCCTTATGCGGCTGCATATTATATCGTATCTTTAGAAGACACTACTAACAACCAATATCAAGTTTCTGAGATTGTTATCATTAGTGATGGAACTACTTCATTTATGAGTGAATTTGGAGAAAATCATACTGGTTCTTCTCTTGGACAATTTGAGTCTGACATTTCTGGAGGAAAGACAAGACTTAAATTTACTGCACTACCTAATGCAGATGTTGAAGTTACTGTATTCCAAAATACTACATCGATACATGACAATAATTATTCAGGATCTATTGATTTTACAAATTCTTCCATAAGCGTTGGTGTTGGAAAATATGATGGAACTGAGAATGATATAAAAAGATCTTTCAACATATCTTCCAAGGACAAACCAGTATTCAGGAGAGATTTGACTGGAAATTCTGCAGATGTAGTTGATTTGCAGAATAACTCTGTTAAAATAGCAAATCACTATTTTGTTACAGGTGAACAATTATCTTATACTCCAGAGTCACAAGATTCATCTGGATCAATTGGAATTACTACAGTTTCGATAGTTGGAATAGGTACGACTGATAAATTACCTCCAACTGTTTATGCAATCAAAGTTAGTGACTATGAACTTAAATTTGCAGCAACCGCCGAGAATGCTCTTAAGACAATACCAGAACCTCTGACATTAACTTCTGTTGGAATTGGTACATCGCACTCTCTAACTGCCAGAAAACAAAATACAAGAGTTTTATTAACAATTGATAATGTCATACAGTCTCCAATTGTCTCAAGTGCAATAACATCACTACTTACTGCAGATGTTTCTTCTGTTGATCAATTAATAACGATTTCTGGAATTACTTCATTGTCCAGTGGAAATCTTTTACAAATCGGAAATGAAATAATGAAGATCAATACTATTGGTGTTGGAAATACAAACACACTTGCAGTTGAACGTCCAGTAATGGGAACTGGAATTTCATCACACTTAACTGGATCTCTAGTGAGAAAGGTTAGTGGAGACTATAATATTATCAATAATAGTATTACTTTTGCCTCATCTCCACAAGGACTTACTCCTATAGGAACTGTTACAGACGGTCCTAACAATGTCGATTATCTTGGCATTGCCACACATTCAACCTTTAGCGGAAGAGTTTTTGTTAAATCTGGAGTTCCAAATAGCGATAAGGGTCCATATGAAAATAACTACATTTTTGATGATATATCTGAGCAATTTAATGGAATTACAACAGCATTTAATTTAACTTCATCTGATCAAAATGTAACTGGGATTTCTACTGATTCTGGAATTATTCTAGTTAATAACATATTCCAAGGTCCCGAAAGTAACTATTCTCTGAGAGAAAACTTAGGAATTACTAGCATGTCCTTCAGTGGAACTGCTTCTACTACCTCGTATGACGTAAATCAAAGCAATCTTCCTAAAGGAGGAATAATTGTTTCTGTTGGAGCATCAAAGGGTTTTGGATATCAACCCACCGTTGCTGCTGGAGGAACCGCTATAGTTTCTGCAGCGGGAACTATAACTGGAGTTAGTATCGGCAATAGTGGTTCTGGTTACAGAAGTGGTATTCAAACTGTTTCTGTTGGTGTCGATTTACCAACTACACTTGGAACGAATATTGTAAATATAGGAACTGCTTCTATATCTGATGGAAATGTTACTTCGGTTGCAATCACCACGGATAGGGTCTTCTATGCCCCTAGAGACGTTTCAAACGTTCTCTACAGTAATACTACTGGTTTGACTACTGTTACAACCTCATCTCCACATGGGTTAATGATAGGTGATGAAATTGTTGTTTCTGGAATTGCATTTACATGCAACTATACCGGAACTCAGTCTGTAGAAGTTACTAATGCAATTTATGATTCAGTAACAGGAATTATGACTGTTACTACCAATACTAATCACAACTTATCAACAACAGGTAAGAATAGTGATGTAATTTTAACTGGACTAGGATTTACTTGTGGTTTAGATAATGGAGGATCTATTCATACATATCCAAGAACCACTGATCCCGCTTATTGTGGAGCACCTGTTCTTGCTGTTAACAGTTCAATTGAATTTGTTATTAACGCAGGAGTATCTACTGTTCCAACATTTTATCAGTCTGGTGGAACATCTCAACCTGCTATTATTGCTCCAAGAGTTAAAAATAACTCTGCGAGCGGAATTGATCCAGCAGCAGACGGATCTCTTGTACTGAGAGTTATTGATGATACTACATTTGAAATAAACAGTGGTATTTCTACTAGAGAACACTTCTATGCGAGATGTGGTAAGGTAAATAAACCACTTAATATTGTGTTTGATGAACCTTTATCATATTCCAACATTCCTCTTGTTTACAGTTCTTATAATCAACAAACTGGTTTTGGTACTGGTGCAAAAATCAATATTGTTGTTGGGCAAGGATCTAGCATCGTTGATTTTGAGATAACCAACTTTGGTTATGGTTATGGAAATTCTGAAATATTAACAGTAGATTTAGGTGGAACGGTTGGAATTCCAACTAATACCGCAATTGCATTTGAAGAATTTCAAATTATTGTTGATTCAACTTTCTCAGATTCTTTCTCTGGTTGGTCTTTTGGAAATCTTCTTGTTCTAGATTCTATAGAAGATCAATTTGATAATAGTACAAAATTGTTCCAGTTGTCTCAAAATGGTGAACCAAAATCAATTAAAGCAGGGGAAGGATCTGATATTGATGTTCAAGCAACTCTTTTAATATTCATCAACGACATATTACAGGTTCCTGGCGAATCTTATTCTTTCACAGGCGGTAGCTTTGTTGAATTTGCAGAAGCACCTAAAGTTGGTGACAAGATAAAAATTATCTTCTATCAAGGAAATGCTGATATTGACGTTAGAAATGTTGATATCTTAGAAACCATAAAAGAAGGTGATACTGTAAGATTATATGATGAAGATGCATCACTCAATCAAAAGAGTAGATTGACTACAAAAGTTCTCTCTATTGATGAAATACAGACTAATTCTTATCCTGGTCCAGGATTATCTGTTGATGAAAGTTATCAGAGATCTTTAACTTGGTGTAAACAGAGTGATGATCTGTTTATTAATGGCAAATCAGTTTCAAAGGATAGAGTATTGTATGAACCTCTAATTTATCCTAATACAAAGATAATACAGTCTGTAGGCACATCTTCCACAGTTATCTTTGTTGAAAGTGTTAGAACTTTCTTCGATAATTATAGAGAGGGTTCAACTCTTCAAGATAAAATTAGAATTGTCAGTCAGGATAATATTGTAGGTGCATCTGCTACTGCGGTTGTTTCTAATTCTGGTATATCAACAATTACCATTACAAATCCTGGATTCGGATATACTACTGCTCCATCTGTAATCATTGCTGGATCTGCAACTACAGCAGTAGCAACAGCAACATTATCTGGCAGTTCAATATCTGTTATCACAGTTTCTTCTCCTGGAACCGGATATACCAGTTTGAACCCACCATCAGTCTTAATAGAAACACCGATATCTTCTGATTATGTTGAGGATATTGAATCAGTTTCTTATAGTGGAGACTTTGGTATTGTTTCTGGAGTTTCAACCGTTTCTGTTGGATCTGCAACCACCGGCATTGTATTTGACTTAGTTATACCTGAAAATTCTTCCTTAAGAGATTCTTCTATAGTGGGAACTGCATTGACGGTCAGTGGAATTCAAACTGGATATTACTTCGTGGTATATAATTCCAATGTAGGAAGTGGATTAACTTCTTTAGGATCTGGTGGATCTATTGTTAGTGTTGGAAATTCTTTCCTAGATAATGTTTATTATGCTTCAGCAGTTTCTATTGCACAAACAAGTGTTTCTGGATTTGGAGTTACATATGTGGCAAAAGTAACGGTTAGTGTTAGTGATTATGAAGGTCTTAGTGGAATTGGATATAGTAGTTTCTTTGGCGAATACAGTTGGGGAAGAATCGAAACTCCATCAAGACCTAAACCGAAAACATTCAGTCACTATAATAATGGTTTAGTTGGAGTTTCTACTTCACCTAGAGTTGAAAGATTCAATCCCCTTAAATACCTAAACTATAACTAATAAATAACTAAAAAACCAGCAAAATGTCTGCCATTATAACTGATCAACTTAGAATTTTAAATGCAAAGAATTTTGTAGCTGCTGCATCCTCGGATTCAAATAATTACTATGCTTTTGTTGGATTGCCAAATGCTACAGATTATTCTCCTTCTTGGGATACTACTCCTCCTGCTCCTAGAGATAGCTTTGAGCAAGAAAATGATTATTGGGATACTATGGTTGCTGTCAAAAGAATTTCCTCCGGAAATGTGCAGCATGTTGTAAAGAGAACTGCATGGCAGTCTGGAACTACTTATGACATGTACAGACATGATGTAAGTAGAACAAAAACATCTAAACCATCTGAAGCTACTAATTTGTATCTTGCAAATTATTTTGTTGTTAATGATGATTTTAGAGTTTATATTTGTTTAAAAAATGGATCTGATCCAGAAAATCCTACTGGAAAACCATCTCTAGATCAACCAACTTTTGTTGATTTGGAACCAAGAGCAGCAGGAGACAGTGGAGATGGATATATTTGGAAATATTTGTATACGATTAAACCAAGTGACATCTTAAAGTTTGATTCAACAAATTATATACCAGTACCAAAAAATTGGGAAACGGATTCAGAAAACTTATCAATAAGAAATAATGCTGCTACTAGTGGTCAAATAAAAGTTGTAACAGTAACAAATCGCGGTGCTGGTATTGGAACAGGAAATAGAACGTATTCAGGAGTTCCTATCAGAGGTGATGGATCTGGTGCAGAAGCAACCATAGTTATTAATAATGAGTCTAAAGTGGATTCCGTCACTGTATCTAAAGGTGGATCTGGTTATACATATGGAACTATAGATTTAGTTGCGGGAAATGTTCCGGCAGGGACCACCACTCCTGTTTTTGATGTTATCATTCCACCAAAAGGAGGTCATGGTGCTGACATTTACAGAGAATTAGGTGCGTATAATGTTCTCATTTTTTCAAGAATAGAAAATGATACGGAAAATCCAGATTTTATAACCGGAAATCAAATAGCAAGAATTGGAATCGTTGAAAATCCAGAAAGTTTTGGATCGACCGATGTATTAACAAGCGATAAAGCTAGTGCTTTGTATGCGTTGAGATTGGTTGGTTCTGGATATAGTTCAGTAACCTTTACTGGAGATTCTAGAATTAGTCAAACAGTTGGAGTAGGATCTACTGCTATTGGTAGGGTAGTTTCATATGATCAGAATACTGGTGTATTGAAATATTGGCAGGACAAATCCATAGTTGGGTTTAATAGTGATGGATCTCAAAATGCATCACCTTTATATGGATTAAATTTACACAGATTTACAGCATCACCCGCTACTGGTGGTTCCCTAGATATTATTGGAGGATCTGCAACTTTACAAATCGGAACTAGTTTTTCCGGTGTCTCTACCTCAATAAATAATAAAACATATTACCTTGGACAATCATTTGAAAGTGGATTATCTAATCCTGAAGTTAAAAAGTATTCTGGTAATATAATATACGTTGATAATAGACCATCAATAACAAGGTCTACAAATCAAAAAGAAGATATTAAAGTTATTTTGCAATTCTAACGACTCATGCCACAAGAAACGAATCTTAACGTATCACCTTACTTTGATGATTTTGACCCTGATGAATCATATTATAAAGTATTATTCAAACCGGGATATCCTGTTCAGGCAAGAGAATTAACAGTTGCACAGTCAATTCTTCAAAATCAGATTGAGCAATTAGGAAATCATCTGTTTAAAGAGGGAAGTGTCGTTGTTCCAGGCAATGTAACTTATAATGATTATATAACAACAGTTTTATTAGAAGATACTTTCAATGGTGTTCCTTCAGATTTTTTCTTAGAAGAAATTGTTGGATCAAGAATTCGTGGAGAGACAAGTGGAGTTGTTGCTGCTGTAGAAGATTTTGTACCAAAATCAGAAACCGTCTCTCGTAATACTCTGGTTGTTAGATACCTATCATCTGATACTGCATCAAGAGATAGGATGTATTTCATTGAGGGTGAGAACTTAGTTTGCGATCAAGAGGAAGGAATAGTAGAAGAAAGAGGGTTTCTTGATGATGAAACTTTAGAAGAAGTAGATGAGTCACCTTTTGTTCTTGGAGAAGGTGAGGCATTTGCTACTGTTAATGATATTGCTGTTGGGTGTTCGGTTAAACTAGAAGAAGGTGTATATTATCTCAGAGGACATTTTGTTGAAGTTGATGAAGAAACCATCTACTTAAGTCTAGTATCAAATTTTATTAGTGCTAGAGTTGGATTTAAAATATTTGAAGATACTGTATCTGCATTTGAAGATGAAGACTTATACGACAATGCACAAGGGTTTTCTAATTTCTCTGCTCCCGGTGCAGATAGACTGAGAATAGATGTAAAATTAGACTTTATTCCTATTGATGATTTTGAAGAAGAAAATTTTGTACAATTACTTGATATTAGAGAAGGAAAACTTCAAAACATAACTAGAAAAACTGAATATGATATAGTTGCTAAAGAATTTGCTAGAAGAACTTATGATGAATCTGGAGATTACTATGTATCACCACCTATAGTAAAGGCACATGAATCTTTAAATGATGGTTTAGGAAATAATGGAATACATCGAGCAGATCAATTAACATATGATACTGGAATAGAACCCAGTGAAGATTATGGAGTAATAACAATTTCTCCTATGAAAGCATATGTGAGGGGATATCAAGTTGAAAATATATCTCCAATATTTTTAGATTTTCCAAAAACAAGGGAAACTAAAACAGTAAAGAATCAAAGCATAAACTATTTTTCGGGATCATCATTTACTCTCAATAGAGTTTTTGGTACTCCAATTATAGGTGCAGGATCAACTTATTTTGTAACGCTCAGGGATTCTAGAGTTGGAAATTCTCAATTAACTGCTGCTGGAAATGAAATAGGATTGGCAAGAGTATATGATTTTGCTTTAGAGTCTGGTTCTTATTCAACATCAAATCCAAATGAAAATGAGTTTGATATTTCTTTGTTTGACATTCAAACTTATACAAATATAACTTTAAATGAACCGATAACTTTATCAACTCCAACACATGTTAGAGGAAAAGAAAGTGGAGCTGTTGGATTCCTCAGATACGATGTATCTGCTGGAACTGCTTTAACTGTATATAATTCAAAAGGTAGTTTTAATCTGGGTGAAAAATTAATTTTTGATAATGTAGAGAATACAAGAGTTGTTAGAACTTTAAGAGAATATGGTCTTAGTGATGTACAATCTTTACATGGAGTAGTTGGAACTGCATATACTTTTACTGGAGATGTAATTCAGCAGGATTCAAAAGAAATAGGACAAGTCAAGATAACTGCTGCTTCTGGTGGAATTAGCACAGTAACTTCGGCAAATGAAATTTTTGTTGGTATTGCAACTGTAGGAAATTTAGTTGCTTTCTCCAATTTGGCAAATATAGGAACTGGTAAGTCCCTTCCTACTTTTGCAAAAGTAGAGACTGTAGATACAAGATCTATAACAATATCCGGAATAACTTCCGTTAGTGGTATTTGTGAGGGAGATTTACCAACCTCAGCAATAACTCCGTCAGATTTTGCGATTCTTGAATCGCAACTTCATGATTCCCCGGATGATGCTCTCTATACAGAGTTGCCAAAAGACTATATTGCAGAAGTAGATGTAACTGAAGCACAGTTGACAATTAGAAGGCAGTTTGATGTTAATGTAACATCAAATTCTACTGGAGCGATAAATTCCGGTGCTGATGAAACATTTTTACCATATGATGAAGAAAGATACTTATTAGTTGCTGAAAGTGGAGAAATACAGGATCTCAAAGAAGATATGTTTGTCTTCACTAATGGATCCACAACATTAACGGTTAATGGTATTAGTAATGTTAGTGGAAATGCTAAATTATTAGCAACTCTTAGAAAAGTAAATGTAAAAAATAAAATAAAAACCAGAGATAAAGTAAAAACACTTATTATAGACAAATCATCGAACGTATCTTCGGGTGTCGGTGGTACAACCTTAAATGATGGACTTATCTACGGAAATTATCCATATGGAACTAGAGTTCAAGATAGTGAAATTAGTTTATTAATACCAGAAGTAACAGAAGTTATTGGAATATTTGAATCATCTGATACCACAGATCCAGATATTCCTTCAATGACAGTCGGTTCTTTATCTGGACCAACAGCAAAAGTAGATGATTTATTAATTGGAGAATCAATTGTTGGCGATACCAGCGGTGCTATAGGAATTTTTGTTGAAAAGATAGATGATTTAACGCTTGGATTCTGTTACTTAAATGACAGTGTATTCATTCCTGGTGAGGAAATAACTACTACTGAAACTGAAATAGAGGGTGTAATTTCTGTCCTTGATAATGGTGACGATGATATATCTGCAGAATTTGAATTTGAAACAAACGAAAAACTTACTATTTTCGATCAATCAAAAATAGTAAGAAAACCAAATTTCAAAGCACCAACTAGAAAAATAAAAGTTGTTTTTGAATCTATATCTATTCCAGATTCAGATACGGGAGATTTAGTTACTATCAGTTCTTATGATGCATTTGACTATGGAATGCTACTTGAGGATTATCCAAAAGCATCGGATATCATAGATGTAAGACCAAGAGTATCTCCAGTTGTACCAACAGAAAACTCTAGATCTCCATTTGAATTTTTATCTAGAACCTTCTCGGGAAATGCAGATTCTAGTCCTCATGTCTTAGCTTCAGATGAATCTATATTAGTTACATATGAATATTTCATGCCCAGGATTGATAAAGTAGTATTAAATGAAACTGGTGAGTTTGATTTAATACTTGGTGTTCCTGATGATACTCCACAACCACCATATTTTAATGATACACTTTTAGATGTAGCAACAATTTATCTACCTCCATATATTCTAGATGTTGATGAAATTGATATTTCCATTGAAGATCATAAGAGATATACAATGGAGGATATTAGCAGACTTGAAGATAGAATAGAAAATCTTGAAGAAACAACTTCACTATCTCTTCTTGAAAATAGTGCTGCAACTTTTGATGAAAAGGACGCTAAAGGACTTAATAGGTTTAAATCGGGTTTTATTGTCGATACCTTTAAGACCACAGATAAACAAGATAAATCTACAATCGTTAAAAACAGTGTTGATACTGATGCTGGGGAACTTCGACCTGCACACTACACTACTTCTATAGATCTATTACTAGGAACCAATTCTATTGCTGGTATCGGAAATTCTGTAGATGCAAAAGCAGACTCCAGAACAAATGGAGATTTAATTGGTCAAGGATGTAAAAAAACTGGTCAACTTATAACATTAGATTATACTGAAGTTACATTAGTTGAACAACCATATGCAACCAGAGCTACAAGTGTTAGTTCATATTCCAGTGATTACTATAATGGAACAATAGAACTTGAACCACCATCAGATACTTGGGTTGATCAGGTCAAACTTGGATCAAATGATCTCGGTGCTGCTTCAAACTTTATTGAAGATGGAAAACAGCAGGATTTTGATCCACAATCTGGTTTTTCTCCAATGTTGTGGAATGCACATTCTACTATTTGGGATAATGGGCAGTTAAATTCAGTAAAGACTAAATTATTTGCTTTCATGAGAGAAAGAAATGTTGAATTTACTGCAAAAAGATTAAAACCTCTGACCAGAGTTTATCCATTCTTTAATGGAACGGATATGAGTAAGTATATTGTTCCAAAATTACTTGAAATTACCATGACTAGTGGTGTTTTTCAAGTTGGAGAAGATGTTGTTGGAACTTTTGATGCAGGTGGAGATAATAGTCCCGAAATACGTTTCAGAGTAGCAAAAGCAAATCACAAGTATGGAACTTATAACAGTCCAATTGATACATTCACGAAAAATCCTTATGATGTAAAGAATAATCTTCCAACAAATTATTCTGCAACATCTACTATATTAAATGTTGACACATTTAGTTTATCACGAAAGTCTGACTCTTTATTTGGTGGAAATGTTGCCATAGGAATGAAATTGAGAGGTCAGACAAGCAAAGCAGAAGCTAAGGTTAGTGATATCAAATTGATAACAGATTCAGTTGGAACTATCATAGGTGCTCTTTATATACCTGATGGAAATGTACAATCTAATCCAAAATTTGAATCTGGTGCCAAAGTCTTTAGACTAACCAGTCATTCGCAAAACTCTCCTACATTTGGAACATATACGACTTCTGCAGAAACTAGATTCCTTGCACAAGGAAGAATGAATGTAGTTCAAGATAATGTAGTTAGTACTAGACTACCTGCTGCTGTAACGCCCGACGATGATCCAGTACTAAGACCCAACCCCTCTCCCGGAGAAGCTCCTCCTCCATTCGGAAATCCAAATGTAACAACTACTACAGAAGAAGTAGAAATACCAGATCCAGATAATCCAGGACAATTTATTACTGTTACTGTTCCTGTTGAAACCGACGAAGTTACATCAACACCACCAGGAGGAATAGTATGTCCAGATCCAAATACCTTAATTTTAATGGCAGATGGATCTGAGAAGAAAGCAGGAGAACTTGTTGTTGGAGATACTGTAAAAACGTATCATGAAGATACGATGGAGTATGGTGATTATAGAGTCTCATTTGTGAAGACAATATCTAATATTGAGAAGATGAGATTTGTATTTGAAGATACTGAAATTGTGTGCTCTACCTCTCACAAATTCTTTGTTAACAATGGATGGAAAGAAGGAACTGACATGAAGGTTGGTGATGAAGTTTCTGGACAGACTTTATTGGCAATTGGAAAGTATGCTGACGGTGATGTTGTTCACATTACTGTCGAAGATGCACACACTTACATTG